TGGACTTGCAACAGGTTTCCGATCGAAAAAGTCCTCATTGAAAACAAAGCCGCTGGCATCCCTGTAGCGTCAGAACTGCGCCGCCTGTATTCCAATGGCAAATTCCACGTCCAACTGGTGGATCCCGAAGGCATCGATAAGACCGCACGGTTGTATTCTGTTCAGCATTTGTTCCAAGAAGGCCTCGTATATGCTCCTGACAAGGCATGGGCCGACGATGTTATTACCCAGTGCATGCGGTTCCCAAAGTCCAAGCATGACGACCTAGTGGACACGGTGGCCTACGCTATGCGATACTTACGCAAAACTGGTTTCATTCAAAGGGCTGACGAGGTTCAGGCGGAACTTGACCAGATCAGGGTTCATCAAGGCGCACCGCCTGCGCCGCTATACGGGGTTTAAAGCATGCCACTCGCACCGTCCAACCTACGCTTACCAGCGGATCCTTCGCCTGTTCATGAGGATCTTGACGGTATTGAGATAGAAATGGTCGAAGACGGTCCAGAGCAGGGCTATGACGAGCACGGCAACCTTATGTCGATTGAGACCCCAGACGGGGCCATTACCATCACCTTGGACGGTTCACCCCTGCAAAGGGCAGAAGAGGACGGCACCGAAGGGTGGTTTGACAATCTGGTCCATAGAATAGACCAAGCCGACCTAACATCCATATCCTTTGATCTCATCAAGGGCATCCAAGACGACCTAGACTCCCGTAAAGAATGGATAGACGACCGTGCTCAAGGCATTAAACTTCTTGGTCTCAAGGTGGAGATCCCCGGTCTGGCAGGGGCAGCAGACAACGCCCCCGTTGAAGGTATGTCTCGCGTTCGGCACCCGCTCTTGCTCGAGGCAGTGCTACGTTTCCAAGCCAACGCACGGGCAGAACTATTGCCTACGGATGGACCCGTAAAAATCAGGGAGGACAACAACAATGCTGACCTTGCCTCCGACCAGCTTGCCAATGACCTTGAGAACGACCTCAACCACTACCTCACGGCCACTGCCAAAGAGTATTACCCTGATACCGACCGAATGCTCCTCATGCTGGGCTTTGGCGGGACGGCGTTCAAGAAAGTATATTTCTGTCCCCTACGCGGTCGTCCAGTTAGCGAAAGCGTCGATGCCGATGATCTGATCGTTAACAATGCGGCTACCGACTTGTCCAACGCCAAGCGTATTACCCACCGTATCTACATGCGACCGTCAACTGTTAAGCGAATGCAGATCCTTGGTGTATACCGCGAAATAGACCTGTCCGCTCCAAAGATGTCCCAACTGGATGCCGCACAACGGGAAAAGAAAGCACAGCAGGGTATCTCAGCAGATCAAACCAATCCAGACGATCGTGACCGCGAAATCTATGAGTGCTATTGTGAATTGAATATCAAGGGATTTGAGCACCGCCATAATGGCAGGGACACGGGCTTGGAAATCCCATACCGAGTAACCATCGATGTATCATCAAAAGAAATCTTATCCATTGTCAGAAACTATGACGAAGATACTAAAGATTTACCTGAACCCCGCCAGAACTTCGTCAAATACACATTTGTACCGGGGATGGGCTTTTATGATCTGGGTCTCCTGCACATCCTAGGCAACACAACCAACGCACTAACGGCCGCATGGCGTGAAATGCTTGACGCTGGTATGTACGCTAACTTCCCCGGCTTCCTCTATGCCGATACGGGTGCGCGTCAGAATACCAACATCTTCCGTGTGCCTCCCGGCGGTGGAGCATTGGTCAAGACAGGCGGTATGCCGATTAGCCAAGCCGTAATGCCGTTGCCTTACAAGGATGTGGGCGGTGGTCTCATGTCGTTGGTGGAGAACATTGGCCAGACGGGTATGCGTATTGGTGGTACTGCGGAACAGGCCGTAGGCGAAGGCAAGCAAGACGCCCCTGTGGGAACCACGATTGCGCTCATTGACCAAGCCACCAAGGTGTTGAACTCGGTACACAAGCGTATGCATGCATCGCAAGCAGAAGAGTTTGAGTTGTTGGTACAATGCTTCCGTGAAAACCCAGATTCATTCTGGCAGAAGAACCGCAAGCCTGCGCGTAAGTGGGATGAGCAAACGTTCTTCCGTGCATTGGATCAGGTTGATCTGGTTCCACAGGCAGACCCTAACACGGCATCGCAGACCCAGCGTCTCATGAAGGTTATGGCGTTAAAACAGATACAGGCGCAGAACCCATCCTTGTATGATCCAATCGCAATTGATACGGCCGCATTGCAGGCAGTGGGATGGTCCAACCCTGAACAGTTCATGATACCTGCCTCTGCCCGTGGCGCACCGCCTCCACAAATGATGCAAGAAATGGCAAAACTGCAAATTCAAAAACAGGAAGCGGACACGAAGGCGCAAGCCGTACAGGGCAAGATTGCGTTGGATCAGGCTAAAGTGCAGTTGGATTTGGCTAAGGCTCAACATGAGGCACAGGGTGGACTAGCGGGTCCGCAAGAAAAAACCGACCATGAAAAGCAGGTTGATGGGATTGAGTTGATCCTGAAAGAAAAACTGGCAGACGCCAAGATGATGGATGTCAAGTTAAAGGCTGCGGGGTTGGCGGCTGATATGAAACGTGATGCGTTTGATAATCAACTAAAACGGGAAGACATGCTTGCCAAGGAGCGTATCCAAATGGTTGACCTAGCGCAGAACATAGCCGTGCATCCTGAGAGCGAAACGGTCGTGCGTAACCTTCTGGGTAATGTGATCCCTGCTATTACGAGTGTTAAGTGATGCGCCGCGCATATCAAAAAGGTGGTAAGGTTGAGGGGTCAATCTGGCATGAGCAGGATGTAATACCCCACGGCCATCCACAGCGTGATGCAAATTTAACGGCGTTCCAAAAGGGCAACCACCCTGACGTGCCGCATGTGGCTTATCATGGAACTACAAATGATTTTTCTAAATTTAATCCATTAAAATCAAATGCTCAATTAAAACGTCAGGCAAAAGCTATATTTGTTTCTCCTGATCCTGAATTAGCAAATAAATTTGCCATGCCTCAATTTGAAGAGGAAGGTGATGTGCCAAACATCATGCCTGTCCATGTCTCTGCCAAAAACCCTTTTGATTATGAAAATCCTCATCATGTTGCCCGTGTCATATATGATCTTTCAAGGGATAAAGATTTGTTAGACATGGAAGGGCCGCATGTAATTGATAACTATAAAAAACAAATTTCTGAAGGAGATTGGTCAACAATTGAAGACCCTTGGGTTCAAACGCAAATTAAAAAACGCCATGATGGATTTTTTGCAAAAGGAAATGGCGTAAAATTTTTAGGTGTTTATAACCCAAAGCAAATAAAATCTGCTACGGGCAATAATGGTCATTTTGATCCAACAAACTCAGATATCACCAAGGCAGACGGTGGTTCTGTAGAACCCGCTATACACCCAGCACGTTTACTATCCGGCGTTCATATACGGGAAGAAGATTACGGACATCCAGTATTTACGGGGTCACGCCATGGTTGATGATACGCCCATAACCGCCTACCACGGCACTCCACATGACTTTGAACAGTTTGACACATCCAAAATTGGCACGGGTGAAGGCACACAATTATATGGCCATGGTCTGTATTTTGCCGAGCATGAGCCTGTGGCAAAATGGTATAGGGATCAATTATCTCATACCAACAATGATCTTCCCAAAAAAGGCCACATGTACGAGGTCGCCATCAACGCGCATCCTGATCATTTCATTAACTACAATAAAGCACTTGGCGATCAACATCCGTTTGTAAAAGAACGCATACATAATGCCCTTATAAAAAGGTACAATAGCAAACAAATTGCCGATGAGACAATGAACTCTGATGCCGACTTCAAAGATATTCTTGATAATTTTGATGATATGGAATCGCATGAAATATCAAAAATGTTTCACAATGAAGGTATTCAAGGCATAAAATACCTTGACGCAAACAGCCGTATCGCATCGGACAAACCCACCCACAACTACGTTGTTTTCGACCACAATCGCGTAAAAGTTAAACGGAAATATGAGCAGGGCGGAAACGTTGAAGGATACGGCCGTGGTGGATCACCCGAAGATGATATTATCCGTCAACGGTTAGCGGCCATTCCATCAATTGAACATGAAGACCCCGCCATGCGGGAAAAAGCACTTGGTATTGCACAAAAGACCCATGCAATAACATCTGACTATGAACCAAACCTTGGCCAATCTTTTTATGGATTTAAAACACCTATTAGCCCTGAAAATGTTCAAGCTACAGTAAATCCAATACCCGGCGTTAATCCGCTTAACCCGCAAAAGCAAACATACAAACAGTTTTACAAAACCGCTAAAGGCGGAACATTGGTTAATCTGGGTGGTGACCGTTCTAGGTTGGGGCGGCTTACTCATATCCATGGGCAAGAATTGGCTTGGCCTGTCGATCTCCATGCGGGTCCGCAATACATGCTTGAACCCAATAAGGGTGCGGTATGGGCTAATGCTGCGGGACAGACAACGAGAAACAAAAGATTAATTGAAGATTTGCAAAGAAAAGGACCAGTATACGGAGTGTATTCTCCCATGGGTCCAAAGTCGGTTGATTCATCGTTCCAAATGTCAGACGCGCTTATGTCGCAATTGGCCAAACAAAAACCAGAACCAGAAATGGTTAAAAAGTTTGATAAAGAACTTCGTGCTGGTTTGTTTGAAGAACCTGCTAAACGCGATAAAGCTATTGAAAAAATGAAAGAGTGGCCCGGTCTTGATGACCCATGGGCTGCACGAAACTTTTTAAAGACATTACCGGGTACTACACGCAGTCTCATTGTTAAGCATATGGATAAGTCGGGGTATCACAAGGCAGGATTTCCTCATGTTGGTATGACCAGAGTAGCATTGACGGATTCAGAACTGCTTAAAACTGGCGGCAATATGATTGGTCATCGAGTGGTTGAACTTACGCCACAAAGCATTGAGGCATCCGCGTTTGAACACAATACATATCCAGAAATAACAAGCGGACGTTATGTGGCAGACATACCATTGGTTCAACGCCACTATGCTTTACCGGAAGCAGTAAAACAATTTGCCGAAGAACCGCATAAACCGGGCATTTTGCATCCATATTCTGAAAATCCTAACGCTCGTTCTGGGTTTAAGAAAATGACAGAAGAGCAGAAATTGCTGCAAAACATTGATGAGCCATGGCTTGAAAGTGTTTATAAAGGATTGGAAAACCAATCCAAATACGGATTTCAAAAAGGTGGTCGTGTAGCGTATAAAAAGGGCGGCAAGGTAGAAGGG